GTCGCGCGACGCTCGCCGCCTTCCTCGTGAGTGGGCCCAGCTTACCGTCCACTGCGAGTTTTGCGTCGTAGTACTGGTTCAGGAAAGTCTGATACGCCGCAACCACGTTCGCCGAAAAACGGGATCCCATCTCCTTGAGAATATCCACCATCACTCGAGGATTCAGCTCGACTTTGAGCCCTCCCTTCTGATGGATGGTCAGGAGGTCCTGGGAAACGTTTCTGCGAAGGAGACGAGCCGCCGCGATGGTGCGCTCACCCAGAATCCCGTCAACCTTCAGCTGCGTTCCGTGCCTGTTGTACTCCTCTTGGAGGATCGATACGTATTTGCTCTGCAGCAGGAACACGGGAACCGCTCGTCCCTCGATGAGCCGGTTGACCGAGCTGAGGGAGTCATCGACCCCCAGGGCCACTCCGGCAACTACAGTTCCCAAAGGCTTCAGTATCGGTTTGCCGTTCACGAAGGTTTGCACACCCTGCGCGAACTCCGACAGAGTCGATTTCTGACCACCTTCACGGATGATCTTGGTACGAAGCGAGTCCACCGTGGTGTCAGGGTTCACCCGGAGCGCGAGTGCCAGCTTCCGCAGAGAGTCCAGGGGGATGGCGGCGGCTTTGTTCATCCCATCTCCCGCGTAATAGGACTCGCCCGCGGCCACCTGTCGATGATGCCCAGGCATATTGAGTGGAACCGGAAAGGAGGCCCACTCTTTAGCCAGCTCAAGCATGAATTCATCGACCGAGCCGCCCTCAAGGAACTTACGCCCTCCGCGCTTGTCGAAGAGGAGCGTAATGAAGAGGGCGACTTGAGCCGCACCGTTGAAGAGAACGGTCTCACCGATTCCGGCTCGATGGTACCACTCCTTCAACGTACCGCTGATCACCTGCAAGGCGCCCACGGCGGTCGAACGGTAGCCCTTCGCGAGCAGCCCCTTCTGGTAGCTCATGACCTCGGATACCGTCATTTGCGAGACGGGTTTGGCGGGGAGGTCGTCCCGGCGAATGGCGGACCAGACGGAGTCGAATTTTGAAGTCGCCCCGGGAGTCCGGGGCTTCTTCTCACCTTCTTTGGACAACACGAGCTGCATCAGCTCATGAAATGCCCCAGAGTTGATCTTGGACATGTTTTCCTCACAGTTGGATGGAGGCCGCCAGCGGCGACACGAAGAAGTGGTCGCGGAATTCGTCCGAGGTGATGACCTCCTTCATCAGCTCGAGCGTGGTCTGCTCGTCGTTGAAGTCCGCCCCCGCGAGAAGCAGGGTCGAGGAGGTGAAGATCGCCTGCAGGAGGAAGAGAACGAGCCGACGATCGTCCTCCGGATAGCGGGTAAGGGTGGACGAAAGCACCCCGGCGCGCTGCAGCGAGAAAGCAAAGGACCGGATGATGGCCACGATGCGTGATTGCTGTCCGACTCCGTAGTACTGCTCAATCTGCCAGAGCAGACGGGAAGCCACCATGGAGCGGAAGCGGCGTCGCAAATCCGAGGGAAGTTGCATCGGGTTACCCCGGGTCTCCGAGGTCGCATCGACCACCTGTTTGAGCAGCGTCAGATAAGTCGCCGAGTTGACCCGGGCAAGCGGTTGAAGGTACGCCCGCTCCGACTCCAGCATATTGGCCAGCTTCGAAATCTGGAATCGGATGGTCAGATTCTTGTAGCGGCCCACTTCCTCTTGGGAATAGACCACGGGACGGCCGAGGTTGGCTTCGTGGACACCCAGCCCGCGAACGTAAACGCGATTCAACGCTTTGTAGTCGAGCCGGTGAACCCCAGTTTCCCAGGGCTTGACGGCCTGGCGATCTCCGGTAGCCAGAAGGACCACGCGGGGATCCACGCTATAGACAAAGGGCGAGGATCCGACACGCAGGGTCATGGTGCTCAGCCCGTCGGAGCTGTCCACATCGATGGGCTCTCCTTTGACCGAGTCTTTGGTCGCGTCGGACCCCGACTGGTCGGTTTTGCGAACCACGACCTCGAGACCCGGGAGGGTCCCGCGATCGGCATCGCGCACCGCGGAGGCCAGGATCGATGCCTGGAGATCCGAAGTGAAGCCGAGTGCTTCCTCGATTTTGTGGCGATAGACCAGAACATACGAGGAGTTCAGATCGCGGGTGACGCTGTCGTTCATCGCCTCAGGAGGAACATTCGACTGGATGAAGGTCTCGTCGGCCACCGCCATGGCCGCCAGCTGAATCAACCGCTGATCGGGCGTGATGGTGGACACCATCGCCCGGGGCGATTCGTGAAGGATCGCGGTGAGAACGGAGGCGAGTTGCGCATTGTGTCGCTCCGAAATGTCCGGATCCAAGGCTTGGATGATCGCAGCCTGACCCATCAAAGCGGACTGCGCGGAGGAGCCGATGTAGAGGCCGTATTCCGTATCGCGGGACACGATCCCGAGGGAGGCCGACTGATCGGCTTCCCGAAGAACCGTCCGAATCACACCACCCCGGATGGTTTTCGTGCTGACGTCCACCACGCGCTGCACCTCGGTGGACTGGAGAGCAGCCTCCAGGGGCAGCGTGGTCAAACCGGGATCGGTCGCCATCCAATTCTTGACGAATTGGAGGGCGGTGGGCAGGAACGAGGCGTACGCGGCGTAGTGCGCGGACGCTTCGGTCGAACCGAGTGTTTTGTCGACCGGCTCGAAGTTCACCCGGAACTCGCCGGCCGACGAGGAGAGCGCGGCCATCACCAGCGTGGCGTCTTGGGCGAGCTCGGCAAGATCGGGGTCATCGAGGATGAAACCAGGAAGATGGGGCATCGACTCACGAAGAAGTCGCGCCCGAAGAGCTTCGAGGGCCAGATCGACATAGCTCTCGGAGTTCGAAGCGCGATAGAGTGCCTCCAACAACCCCTCAGCAATGGTCGCCACGTGTCCGTCCAGATTGCCGGCAACGCGATCGTTCTGCTCGGACACCGTGGGCAGACGGATGTCCTTCATGGCAGCCAAGATCCGGTGCACGTGTGCTCGTTTCTTGAGCTGCTCCCGCGAGGGAATCATCGACTGGGGCGAAGACAGTGCCGCTCGCTTCGTGGAGGGCGAGGTCACATCCCACGCCTTGTAGATGGCGACGAGGAGCTCGGCACAGAGCGCCGATACGGTGGCACTTCCGATCTCGGAGCCACCGCTGAATCGCGAGTAGATGGCCGAGGGGGCGATGGAGCGCGAGGCAATCCGAGTATGCGCGGGAATGCCGAACATCTTGGCCAGCTCGTGGGCACGCCCTTTGTTCATGAGCCACTTGGCGGCTTCCATGAAGTCTTCGGGCGAGTATCGCTTGGCCAGCGACTCTGCAAACAACGGATCGGACCAATTGGGCTCCGAGGACACCACACGCGTACCAAGCCAATCGGAGTGGGCGGTGAAGCGCGACACCTGAAGGGTGGCACGCACGGGCACGTTCATCGTCAGTTCATCCGGCTGCCCGAGCAGCGGAACGAAGGAGTCGATTCCCGCGATCGAGGCGGTGAGATCCTCAAAGGAGGCGATCGGCGCACCATTCTCGGTGAGGTTGACCGTGGCCTCGGTGGCGTAGGTACGGCCGGCGATGACGATCGGGGCTTTCGGGTTATTCTTGTTCATGATGGGACCTTACTTGTTGTCGTCGAAATCGGAGATGAAGAGAGGGGAGAGCTCCCCCGAGACGGATTCAAACGCGTCGGGCTCCGGCTCATCCGAAGCAAAGACGGGCGCGCTCAGCACCGACTCGATGGGCTTAAACTCATCGAGATGGGCACCGGGATTTCCGATGTGCAGAGGAGTGAAGGCGCGATTCTCGCGGTCCGAGAAGAGCACCCCACCGGTCTCGGAGATCGCTTTGACATCAATCACCGCGCCCACGCCGGCGCGAAACTGGGCCATAAGGGTCTCCACCACCTCCTTAGCCGAGGAGGCGGGGTTGACCACCAGAATCATCGCGAGCCCGGCCGCTTTGGCCTGCAGGTGCAGGACCGAGAGATCCTCGCCCAGCGTGGAAGACACACCTCGAGCACCCGCCGCGCCCGACGATCGGTACACGAGCGATTTGATCGAGTCAACCATCACCACCGGAGTGGCAGCCTTTGCGGTCGCGAAACCCTGGTCGATCGCTGCGGCCAGATCGGCGATGGAACCGAAAACAACAGACTCAGGCTCGCCGAAGCTGACCCAGGTTGAGGCGACGCGTAGTTCCAGGAGCTGCATGGCGAGCATCTTGAGGAGGGTGGTTTTCCCGCTACCCGGCAAACCGAAGACGACGGTGACACCGGGGCGCAGGATCCAATGACCTCCGTTGCCCAACCGACCCAGGTGAAGCGGCTTCTCGGGCCACTGAATGGGGCCGTCCGGGAGCAGCGAAGCGGAGATCGGGGGTCGCGCGTTTACCGACGGAACGTAGTCGCGCACAACCTCGAGGCCACCGCCACGAACGTACAGCTGACCGCCCATAAAGAAACTGCCCAGAACGGGTCCTCCTGAGACAGGAGGAAGCACCCAGGTCGGGGTGCCCGAATCGGAATCTTCCATATTTCATCCTTTCACATTGATGGTTGATGGAGATGTTGAAGACATTCCACAATGAAGCCTGGAGGAATTGTGGCCGACAATGTATCGGCAATGAACTCCCCTTCATCCGCATCGGTGGTGTAGAAAAGCCTCTCCGGCTTCTCAATCAGTCTCAAATCGGCCGCATTCAGCGAACCTAGTCGAGAGGCCTCGTTTTGAGCGATCGGTTTCATCAGATCGTGAGGATCCGATCCGAAGTAGTGTCTGAAGGCGCGATCTCGAATCTCGCTCACCTGTCCGTACATACGTGACTGGGCGAAGTGAGATTCTCGCGCAAACCAACCCGTTCCCGGGTAGGGACGAAAGGCTGAGCCGGCGGCTCGCTCGGGGACGAACCAGTTGACCAATAGCGAGTTGATCGAGGGCTCGACTCGATAGAAACCCGGCTGCTCCTCATAAATGGCGTTGCCCAGGTAAGTTACGTAATCCTCGGGAGCCAGCGCGAAATACTCGTCTTTATGGGAGGAGTGAGAAGCATCGCTAAGCTGCTCGTGGAGAGTTCGCGCGACGGCGGGGTCCTTGAACTTGAACAGCATATCATCCGCCGAGTTCTTAAGTCCCATTGAGGGATGCTGTCCCCGGAGAATCGTGTCAACGTTTCCGAGTACATCCCCGACCAGGTCGTCCATGAGGAGAAGAGCCTGAAGGGTGCCGCCGAATTTACCCGCATCCGGATTGTAGGCAACACCCGAGGGTAGGCCCAGACTACAACCGAAAGTGGTTGCGTCCAGAGGATCCCCCGTCCAGAAAGCTGGCTCCGACGGGCCGCGTCTAGCGGTAAAAGTCGGGGCAAACTGTGTCGCAAGAAGCAGTGACCGCATGGCGGGAAACCGCCTGGCGATCTGTTCCAGGAAGAAGGTAAGTAGGAACTCGGGATATGTGGAATCGAATTGCTTCACATCCACACCCATGATACTCCATCCCTGGAGCGACTCCTGGAGATCCCCAGGCCCCTTCGTCACCCACGTTGCGGCATACTTATCCAGGTAGACGTCCCGGAAGCCGCTCATGAGCCCACCGATCATGTAGTTGATACGACCGGGTAGACCATAAGCCAGCCGAACCCGCTGACGAAAGACGGGAAATTTGCTGGAGATGGTCTTATCCGCCAAGGGCGGATCTTCGGCGGGCGAGGTCGCCCAACCTAGACCAAACGATGGACGAGACTTCGGTTCGAAGAAACTCGTGTCCGGATTCTTCGGGGAGGAGTCGGCTTGCAGTCGATACGTGGCGTAATAAGCCGTCACGACATCATACTTAGTCCAAAGTTCCTCAAGTTTTCCCGCGGAATAGAGCCCGCAGATCGTAGCTGCCTGCCGCATGATGTTGCTGGCAGCCATGAGTTTCCGATCGATTTTGAAACTGAAATCGGGAAAACCCATCGTCGACACTCTGGCAACACGATACCCCTTTTGAGGATTCCATGATCCCAGCATGCAGTCGGCCAGTTCAGTCGCGATTGCCCGGTGCCGATCGTTCTTGAAACGATGGGCAGCAACCCGATAACCGTTGAAGGGGTCGGGAGCCGGTGTAGGCCGCATTGGAAAACCAGCCAGAGTTAGAAGCTGGGTCAGATCACCAACGATCCCTGAAGACGTCATCAGTCCCCGCTCAACGTCAGCAGTTCCCAGCTTCAAGGTTTGGATGCGTAGATCGTTCAGGAAACGAACGTACAGGTCATCCGGTCGACCGCCCGATGAGGTTGAAATACCGGGCATGATCGCCACACTCATATCTCGCGGCGGAAGATCGACACGAGGTTCTCGCGGTCCGAGAAGAAAGCTGCGAGTGCGCGAGGCCTTCTCCACGCGAAGAGGGTCCATGAACGGACGACCCTCATCTGTGCGGCCAACGATCCAGGAGTGTTTTTCTCCCTGGAGTCGGTCGGCCCACTCCTCCACCTTAGTCCTCATGGTCGAGCGTCTCCAAGGGGTGCGAATCCTTGGGCCGAGCTCCTGCCGTACGGGCAGCGAGCGTGTCGGCCGACCACCATGCCCAGGACTCGGGCGCGTTCGGGAACAGTATCTCAGCGGTGGCTGAGCGAAGAACCCGGATAGGCACGTGCCGCAAAACCGACGCCCGCTGCAGCACCGAGAGAGTCTCGGTGATGTTGGGCAGCGGCTTTGGTCGCTCGTTGGTGAAGAAATTGAGCATAATGCTCTGTCCTGCCATCACCCGCGAGGCCAGGTCACTGATGAGTGGCAGGTCCGGCGCGTCGGCGTCATACATGCTCGGGGGCGCCGATTCAAGGACGATGCGATCGGGATGAGGCGAGGAGGAGATGTCGGCCGTCAGAATGATGAAAGCCGATTCCTTGCCGTCGACGTCGGCACGCCCCTCGTAGGGATTGACGGCATTGAGGGCCTCTTCTTCCCTTTTCAGATCCTCCATCTGCGCTTGATCGATAAGCGCGCTCATGTCTTGTTCTTTGCGATTCATGTCACATCCTTCGAGAGGGGTTACGGAGAGGAAGCCATCCAGGTGGCCGCTAGTTACTTGATGACCGGCGGCTCAGCAAGCCAACCAATCACGATCGCCGACACCAGCAGTGCCGGTGTCAGGTCGACGCCGTATTGAACGGCAAAATGTTCGTTGGCGTAGTAGCCGATCGTCAACAGGACGAGGGCCACCTTCGGCAACGGTCGAGAGCGTTGATGGAGATTATCCTTAACGCTGGAGAGAATCAACGACAGAAGATTCATCTCTACCTTCTCCTCAAAGGTTTGCCTGCCTCCGGGTTTTCAGCTCGACCATCGTCGGGCTGAGACGCACGGCGGCAAAGTTCCAGACCGTGTCGCGCACTGTTTGAGGAATCGAGTAGACCTCGATCTCAAGATCGTTCTCGAGACCAATCAGTGCGTACTGTGCAATCAGCGGATCAACCGCCAGCTGACGTGCGATTTCCTCGATGCCCCAAAGGGCCTCAGGGTCATCCTCATACTTTTTGCGCAACAGCTCGCGTACGAGCGGCCGCACCGAACGAGTCGCAGACGGGATCTTGGGATGGCGCAAGGCCGTCCAGATCCTCAATCGAGCCAACTCATGCAACCCGACGAGCTCCATCGAAACGGGATCGTCGACGAACTCGTTCAGCAGAAGTCGCGCCTCGACCTGATGAGTAAGTGACCGCGTACCATAAAGGCTACGCATCACATTGGTCAGCAGACTGTAGGGGGCAGTTCTCTCGGTCATGGTTTACCCAACTGTGTGGCAAGGATCTCGCAATTACTGAAAACACTTGAGCCTTACCTGCCATGTTTTAACTCTCCGTGATGAACATCACCGCGGAAAACGAAGCTGGACTTGAAGAAATCCAGTAGGCTTTTCCCGAGTTTGGACCTCGGGTGATCGCTGGTATACTTTTTGGGCGATCTCCGGCTCTTTCATCCGGTAGGGAAATTAACCCGCTAGGCACCCTGCTTTCAACGGCTGGCACCACTAAGAGACCAGCTCCCACCCTTCACGGGTGCAAACCAGAATCATAA